GTGATCGTGCCGGTGAGCACGCCAGAGATGGAGAACGTCTGAAGCGGATTGTAAAACGCGATGGCAACAAATTCGCCAGCTTCATTCCGCACTTCATTCTTTTCACGAACGACTTTTGCGGACTCGATGTCTGCTGCGGCAAATCTTTACGGACTTGATCTCGAAGAAATTCGCCGCGCAAAACATGCTGGCTGTCGAGCGTTTCGGAATAACCGAATCCATCGAGACGATCTAATCGCATGGCTAAAAGCGAATCCTCGAAGCGCCGAAGAGCTGGCGATGGACGGCAAAAACCTTTCCCTCCAGGATCAGAAACTCGCCAAACAAATTGAGAAGCTCGACATCGAGATCGCGCGAAGCCGTGGCGACTTGGTAGAGCGAGCTATCGTGACCGAGGAATGGGGGAAGCACATCACTCGCCTTTTCGACATCGTGAACCAGAGCTGTTCGCGCGATATGGCGATGATCATCACCAAGGAGTTTCGCGGCTATCTAGGGAAAGCCGCAAAGGATTTATGACCACCGATATACTCGCCCGGCTCTCGGGCATCACACCATTGACCAAGAGCGAACTGCGCGATCTTCGCCGAGCTGGCGACAAAAAGAAGCGCGTGCAACTCTGCGAACCGGAGACGAAAAGCCGACACTCTCGGGAGGAACTAGCGCACGCATGGCAGACTCTAGAGAAGCGCAAGGCACAGCAGGAAAGGATCAAGCGCGGATGATACGCTCCAGAATACGCCGTGGAATAGTCGGGTGCGGATCGTCGGCACCATCACGCGCAACGGAGTCGTGACCTATCTTGTGTGGCGCAATGGCGAGGTGCATCGTTCAGCAAATCCCGAGGAATGAGTGACCGTCGCTGGCTAGCCGACATGCTCCACGGCATGGTGCCGGAACGATTCGCCGGCAGCATGGTCGAATATTTTGACGGCACCCTGCGCCTGCCGCACTCGACTCGGTATCCGGTGTATATCGCCGAGGAGTCGCCGTGGCTGATCGAGCCGATGCGCGCGGCAAATGATTCGACGGTCAAACGAGTGGACGTGCGAGGGCCAGCGGGCGCCGCGAAGTCTTTGATCGGCGAGATGCACATCGCCTGGTGCGTAGACAACGACCCCGGCCTTTATTACTACGTCCATCAATCCGACCCTGACGGCGTGGACGCGATGGAAGACCGCATCCTGCCGATGCTCCAGGCCAACGACTTTCTGGCGAAGCGCCTGCCGAATGATCGGCACAAGCAACGCATCGCCAAGATCGCTTTCCCACACATGAGTCTCTATTGCGTCGGCGCAAACATGAGCGCAGCACAGTCGAAGCGCGTGAAGTTCCTCACGATGGAAGAGCCCCACATGTATAAGCCGGGCATGATGTCGGCTTTCGAGAAGCGGTGCGAAGGCGTCCGCAACGCTAAGATTCTCACGCTCTCCACCGGCAGCGTGCTCGGTGATGAATCGGACAATGCCTTTCAGTCCGGCACTTGCGAGGAGTGGCAAGTGCCTTGTCCGCACTGCCGACAGTTTCAGCGGATGACCGATGGGCGCGACCGGCTAATCTACACGCAGGGCGAAAAGACCACGGACGAGAACGGCCAATACAACTGGAAAGACATTCTGCCAACCGTCCGCTACAACTGCGAGCACTGCGGGCGGGACTGGCCAAGCGACGAAGCCAGCCGCCGCGCACAGGCGCAACAAGGGCGCTATGAGGCAACCAACCCAAACGCACCGGAATGGCATCGCTCCTTCCACTGGGAGGCTGCTGCCGTGCATTATTTCCATCTTGGCTCCTTGCTGATGGAGAAACTCAAAGCGAGCTACGCGGCCAAGGCTGGACAGATCGAACCGCTGCGAGACTACATCCAGAAGCGGCGCGCGCTGGCATGGGACGAGTCGCCGACCGATGCGGACGGCGACTTGAATTTTGAGCGCATGAAAGGGCAGTATCTAAAGGGGGACAAGTTCGAGGGAGAAATCTGCCGCTTCCTGACTATCGACAACCAGGCAGGCCGAGCGAGCAAAGGCGAGGGCGCGCATCGCTGGTATGTGTGCAGGGCATACGGCGAAAAGGAGGCGCGGATCATTGACGAGGGACGCATCACAACATGGGAGGAACTAGAAGAAAAGCGGATCGCGCTCGAGGTGGAACCGGGAAGGACGCTGGTGGACATCGCGTTCGACACGATGGCCGTGCAGGAGGTGATCGTGCGCTACGGGTGGACCGGCCTCTGGGGAGACAATACGAACCGCCGGGATTTTCCTCATCACGAAATGGCGAATGGCCAACGTATAACGCGCAAGTATCCCTTCTCGCCGGTCAACGTAGGGCATGTCGGCATCGGCACCGACAAAACGCGGCGGCAAGCGCGCTATTTTTTCTGGGCACAGCAGCCGGTGAAGTCAATGTATCACAGGCTGAGGTCAGGCATGGCGACGTATCGATTCACGGCGCCGCAGGACGTTTCGAGCGAATACCAAAAGCAGACTGCCGTGGAGTTTAAGCGGCAGGAGGTGAACCGGGACGGCTCGAAAAAATGGACATGGACAGTGATGAAAGGCCGAGCGAATCACCTTTTGGACTGCGATCAAATGAATCTGGTTGCGGCAATGCTCGACGCTCGGCTGCGCTCGGTGCTCTTCACGACGGAGGCGCAAGCACCGGAAACGGACTTGACAACCGCCAAGGAATAGCGGATAGATCGCACATCTCTTCTTGCGTTACGAGCGCAAAACAATCCCGGCGGCTTAGGCCGATCCGTCCCATGCTCGTAACATGGGCGGAGGCTTTTTAGAAATAACCTATGAACACAACAAACGTCGGAACTAGCAGCAGAACGCCATTCAAACACTGGCTCTTTAACGCGCATCTTGGGCAAATGATTGGCGCAACATCAACAGGCAAGACGCCGACAAATAGAGCGGTGAAGGTATTTGATTTGTGCGCTGGCGATGGGCTGGACACCTATGGCGAATGTTCCTCGTCTCCGTCAATCATCCGAAAGCACATGACGAGCGAAATACGCGGAGGATATTTGGAAAGCCGCGTGTCCCATCTTTATGAACGAGAATCCGCTGCATTTAACAGTCTGCTTGAAAAGCATGGAGATTGTCCGCAGATGAATCTTCATCATCAAGACAGCCGCGAGATTGATTTGTCGGGATTAGTTTCTGACAGGGACAGCTCGTTCGTTTACGCTGACCCAAACAATATCGACCAGCTTCCGATTACTCAAAAAATGGTGAACGATCTAACGCCGCTCACTCTTTACCTCATGACCCTTGGATGCAACGTGGCAGGGTTGAAACGGCTCTCGGTAGAGGCTCGGCTTCGATGGTTTCAAATGATAGAGATGCTGACCGAAACAGTGAGGGGTCATCACGACGTGCAACTGATTTGGCTGAATCGTGATTCGTCGCAATGGGCTTATCTGGCTTGCGTGCCTAGAAAGTGGTCAGAGGCAACAATGGAAAAAAGCATGATGGCAGGAAAGAAAATGTGGAAAGACGGAGTGCAGGGATTGACCATAAAACGCGATGGAATGGCCGCATTCAAGACGATCATTCGGCAACTATTTTTAACCAAAGAAGAAAACCAAAACCAATGAATACGATTCCAATACTGTCTGAAATAATTGCTGACTACCCTGAGTTTTCCGGCATCCATCCTATCGCAGACTGCTTCCCAATGAAGCCCGACGCGGAGTTTTGGGAGCTTGTTGAAAACATTCGCAAAGACGGAGTGGTTGACCCGATCTTGCGCGAAAAGGGAACCAAACTTTTAATTGACGGTCGCAATCGATTGCTTGCGTTGAGCATCACCAACTCGCTTTTTCGCGTAGCGGATGTGGAACCGGGATTCATCATGGCGACCGTTGTCGCCAAGAATCTCCACGGCAAACAGCACACCGCCAGCCAGCGCGCCATGATCGCGGAGAATCTACTTTCGTTCCACCGGGACGAGGCGAAGGAGCGGCAGAAGGAGCTTGCTGGAACAAGGCCGAACAAAAAAGACCTTCCGCAAAAAGTTGCGGAAGGTAAAAACAGCGATGCCCGAGCCGCTGCCGGAAAAGCCGCGAACGTGAACCATACCTACGTGGACAAGGCCAGCGACATCGTGCTTGTTGACAAAAATCTGGCTGCGGATGTGCTCAACGGAAAGGTCAAGATTGGTGTGGCGCACGCGCAAATTAAAGACCAAGCCAAGGCAATCAAAGCCGAAGTCAAGGCGATCAAAGCGAAGGCAAAGCCGATCACTCTCAGCAACGAAAAGCCGCAGGTGGCAATCGTGACTGCAAAGGGCGTTATCAAGCTTATTGACGCGCCGGAAAAGCCAGTTTTCAACGGAACAAATGATTCCGTTAGCTGGGCAAATTGGACATGGAATCCAGTCACTGGATGCGAGCACGGATGCAAATTCTGCTACGCCCGCGCTATTGCTACATCCGAACGAATGAAGTCTGTTTATCCTTTTGAGTTTGAGCCAGCTTTCCACGAATACCGTTTGGCATGTCCAGCAAACACCAAGCCACCGAAGACGGATGAAGAGCGAGACAAGCGCGTTTTCGTTTGTTCGATGGCAGACCTTTTCGGGAAATGGGTTCCAGACGATTGGATTCAAAAAGTATTCAAGGCATGCGCGGATTCGCCGCAATGGGAATATCTGTTTCTGACAAAATGGCCGAAACGCTATTCCATGCTGGCAACACTTCCAAAGGCGTGGTTCGGTGCATCAGTCATTAAGCAGGGAGACGTTGAGCGCATCGAGCGCGACATGACAGCCTTCCCTGTCCACGCTGGAATCATTCGCTGGATTAGCTTGGAGCCGATGCTTGAGCCGATTGTTTTCAACGATTTAAGCTGGTGCGACTTAGTAGTCATCGGATCACAGACTGGCACAAATCAGCCGGATGGATGGGTTGCGCCATTTGCGCCAAACTTTGAATGGGTTGCTGATGTCGTGGCACAGTGTCGCGCGGCAAATGTTCCATACTACCTCAAGCCAAATCTCGCAGCGGAACCGGGAATGAAGCTGACTCAGATGGAACCGCGCAGAAAATAAGCGGGCAAAACAAGCAACCCCACAAGGGCGGCACTGGAAACGGTGCCGCCCTTAGCTTTGCTCCCATCTTCTCATTTTTGAGAAATAGCGTTGCAAAATTGAGAATCCCGCATTACAAGAGCGGGAATGAAAGGCACGCTCGTCGGCCTGACCGGCACCGAACTGACCACGCTACGCACCTCCGCGCTGGCGTGTATTGTCGCGGGCACCGTGCGCGGCACCTCCTATTCCATCGCTGGGCGCACGTTCAGCTTCCCGAGTTTAGAGTCCGCGCAGGACTTGCTCTCCGAAGCTAACTACGCCCTCGGGCTGCTCAACGGCACGCGCTCGGCAAACGTCCGCTCAAACTTCAATCCTAGCCTCGGGCGCGGGGTGAATTTCTGATGGAAGCTCCCGCGTTCAAACCCTCAATCCTCGACCGCGCCATCTCGGCGATCTCACCCGTCGCCGGCATGCGCCGCCTCGCCGCCCGGCAGGTGCTCCACCAATTTTCCTACGACGGCGCACAAGCTACCACCAAGCGCGCGCAGGCGCCGGCGCAGATCGCACCCAACTCTTTTTCCGTCCAGCGCGACCGCCTCCAGCTTCTCCGCGAGGCTACCGACCTCGAAAACAACTTTGCACCCGCAAAAACTCTGAATCGGAAATACGCGATGTATGTGGCACCGCAAGGCTACCACGCGCAGACCGGCGATCCTCAGCTCGACACGGACGTTGAATACTATCTCAACCATCTATGGTTCCCAAACGCCGACGTTGCCGGTCGAGCTGATTTCTTTCGCCTGATGGAGTTCGGCGTAATCGGGATGAATCGCGGAGGCGATTACGGCTGGGCATACATGCGGCCAGGCTACGAGGAAGGGATGAGCATTGACGACGCGTCACAGCTACCGTTCGCCATTCAGCCGGTGGAGTCTGACCGCATCGGCGGAGTCTATCAGAACGTGGTCAGCGAGGACTATGTGAGCGGTGTGATTATCGGACAGGACGGCGCGAAAGTAGGCTATCGCGTATTCCGGCGCGGGATGTCCGCCGGACAATACATGGATCCGGTAGACGTGCCTGCCTCGCAGTTCGTTCACTACCTCGATCCCATGCTGGTCGATATGTATCGCGGAGTTTCTAAGCTCGACGCGGCCTGCTCTCAGCTCCGTGACCTATACGAGATGATCGAGCTGACCAAGGGCAAGTCGAAGCTCGCCGCCGCTCTCACCGTGTTTACGAACAGCATCGGCGCGACATCGGGCAGCGGCGCGATGGATGGCTATTCCAGTCAGCTTTTCGACAACCAGCAAAGCGGGATGCAGCAGGACATTCTATACGGTCAGATCAACCATCTGACCGCTGGGCAGGACATCAAATTCCCGTCCAACGAATCACCCGGCACCAGCGATCAGTATTTGATGAATCTGCTGCTGAAGCTCGTTGCCATGAGCTACAATCTGCCGTTCTCTTTCGCGCTCGACGCTACCGCGCTGGGCGGCGTTTCTTCTCGGCTCGAAAGCGAGCAGGCGAAAGCGGAGTTTGAGCGTGGGCAAAAGGTTCTCGCGCCACACGCCCACCGCATCAAGAACGCCGCGCTTATTGACGCCATCGGCAAAGGACTTTTCCCGGCCAGCGTAGCCGACAAAATAGGCAGAGGCCGGTGGAGCTATCGCCCGCATCCTCAGCCTGACATCGGCAAAGAGGCAAACGCCGCGATGAATCTCTACCAAAATGGGCTGCTAAACCCGATGCAGTATTGGACAGACGACGCACAAGACCCCGAGAACGTCGCCAAGGATATGGTGCGCTGGGCGATCATCAAGCGCGATGCAGCGGCAAGGGAAGGATTCACCGTCGAGGAAGTATTCGGCAGCGGTCCAGCCAAGCCGACAAATATCAGTCAGAGTGAGACGACGACTACGGACGAAAACGGCCAGCCGGTTGAGCCTGCCGCCAAGGCATTTGCAAAGCGTCCCAAGAAAACGCCAGCCGAAGCTGAGCGCGCTGCGATCATCCGCGATCTTGTGGATTTACTGAAAGAAAAACTGCCGACAGATCAAGCCGTCGCCGCCGCTTACAAAATCTACGACGAGGGA